AATCAACCTACTGCTGGTTCACCACAATATTCTTTATATCACGCATCTGGTGATTGTGATGGCTACATAGCTTTTAATTATGGTCGTAACGAATTAATGAATACAGAAAGACTAAGACCACCACAGTCTTTTATGATGAAGCCAGAAGTAGGAAAACTATTAGTATTTCCTTCTTGGTTACAACACATGGTATATCCCTTCAAAGGTGAAGGCGAAAGAAGAACAGTAGCATCTAACCTTAACTGTTGGGATGTTCCAGTAGAATCATTAACAACGGAGAAAAAAAATGATGTGGATTAATTTATTTATGTGGGTAACGGCTATTATAGCTATAGCTTCACTTGTAGCTGCGGTTACACCAACTCCTCAAGGAGATAAATGGTTAGCAAAATTGTATAAGCTAATAGATTTTTTAGCTTTAAATATTGGTAAGGCCAAGGATAAATAGTGAGTTGGTTTAAAAAACTTTGGCAGAATGTTCGAGGCATAGAAGAAAAAACTGTTAGAGCAAGAACAGAAGAAGGAAAGTTTGTTGCAGACGATAAGTCTACTCCCGATGTAAATGAAGCCTACACAACTGTTAAAAAGAAAAAGAAAAGAGGTAGGCCTAAAAAGAAAAAATAATGGCTACAGCTAAAGACGCAATACACCAAATTAGCACACACGAAAAAGAATGTGCTATTCGCTATGAGAACATAGAAAAAAGACTAGACGAAGGATCTGCTAAGTTTAGAAGACTTGAGTATATTATGTGGGGCTTATATGGTCTGACCGCAGCTTCTTTAGGTGTAGACAAATTAATATAAATGAAAGATGGCATTAGAAAAATTTATATTTCGACCAGGAATAAATCGCGAGGGAACAGACTATTCTAATGATGGCGGATGGTTTGACGCTAATCTTGTTCGATTTCGTAAAGGACTTCCAGAAAAAATTGGAGGTTGGGCTAAAGCTACTTTAAATACTTATCAATCTACCGTCAGAGCTCTTCATGCTTGGGTAGATTTATCTTTAACTAAATACTTAGGCTTAGGAGCTACTTGGAAATATTACATAAAAGAAGGAGCTAACTTTTATGATGTTACGCCGTTAAGAGTCACTACCGCCGCAGGAGATGTAACGTTTGCTGCTACTAATGGTAGTTCTACTATAACTGTAACGGACACAAGCCATGGAGCAGTTACAAATGATTTTGTAACTTTTAGCGGAGCGGCCAGTTTAGGTGGCAATGTTATTGCTACTGCATTAAACCAAGAATACCAAATACTTTTAGTTACAAGTGCTAACACATATACGATTACAGCTAAAGATACATCAGGAGCTACAATTACAGCAAATGCCAGTGATAGCGGTAATGGCGGTAGTTCAGTAGTAGGCGCATATCAAATTAACGTAGGACTAGATAGCTTTGTAGAATCTACAGGGTGGGGAGCAGGCACTTGGGGAGCAGGTGCGTGGGGTTCTGCTACAGCTATAACTGCTTCAAACCAGTTACGTTTATGGTCACATGATAACTTCGGTGAAGATTTAGTTATGAATGTACGAGCTGGCGGAGTGTATTACTTTGATACTAGCGCAGCTACATTAGGAACAACTAGAGCAATACCTTTAACAAGTCTATCAGGAGCAAACTTAACTCCTACTTTAGCTTTGCAAGTTTTAGTTAGTGACATAGACAGGCATGTTGTTTGCTTAGGTGCAGATCCAATATCAGGCAGCTCACGATCAGGCACGTTAGATCCTATGTTAGTTGCTTGGAGCGACCAAGAAAACGCAGCTGTTTGGGAACCTTTATCTACAAACACAGCGGGGTCTTTTAGATTATCTGCAGGGTCTCAAATTATTGGAGCTATTAGAGCAAGACAAGAAACTTTGATTTGGACAGATACCGCTTTGTATTCAATGTCTTTTATCGGTCAGCCTTTTACTTTTGGCATAAATTTAGTTAATGAAGGTGTAGGTTTAATTTCTCCAAACGGAGCGGTTAATACACCTAAAGGTATATTTTGGATGGACAAAAAAGGGTTTTATACCTATACAGGAGCTGTTCAAGACATTCCATGTACAGTTCAAAACTATGTTTTTAGCGACTTTAACGAAGGACAAGCTTTTCAAACGTTTGCTTTTGTAAACAAAGAATTTGATGAAGTAGGATGGTTTTATTGTTCAGCTTCTTCTGAAGTTATTGATAGGTACGTTGTATTTAATTATGAAGATGGTGTCTGGAGTATAGGCCAACTTACAAGAAGCGCATGGTTAGATGAAGGTATTTTTAACAACCCTATGGCTACTTACACTACAAGCGACGTAGGTTATTTATACAACCATGAAACAGGCAACGATGATGATGGTTCTCCAATGGACAATGTGTTTATAGAGTCCAGTGACTTCGCATTAGGAAACGGAGAGCAGTTTCAATCGATTAGCAAAATTATCCCTGATGTTAAATTTACAGGCAACGGAGGCTCAGGCCAAACAATTAACTTTGTATTGAAACAAAGAAACTATCCAGGAGAAAGTTTAGCTACAGATTCAACGAACACTTGCACCGCAACTACTACAAAGATAGATACACGACTTAGAGCAAGACAAGCAGCACTTAGAATTGAGTCAGATGATGATAATACGGAAAACGTTAGACTAGGAGTAGGTTTTAGAGTAGGAGCTACTCGTATGGACTTGAAAGTAAACGGTAGAAGATAATGGCTAAAATTTTAGAAACAAGACTTCCAATAGCCATAGGCGAAATATCTCCTGAAACATTTAATAGATTGGTCAGGGTATTAGAACTTAGTCTTAATAAAATAGATATAGACTCTACTCTTTCGGTTAATGAAACACAGCGTAACGAAAACAAATTTCAACAAGGTGACATTATATGGAACTTAACTGCACAAGAACTACAACTATGGAATGGTGAACAATGGATAACACTATACGAGGGAGAACAGTTCGGAGTAGAAGGCGTTGCTTCTTTAGGCAAAATAACAGTTTCAACGGCTGGAGCTACAACAATAACGATATGATGGACAGAGTTAGATTATTAGAAGAGCTTATGTTAGATGAAGGTGTTATTCATGAGATTTATAATGACCACCTTGGATACGCTACATTTGGTGTGGGCCACTTAATTACAGAAAGAGACGAAGAACACGGACAACCGTTAGGAACGCCTGTATCAGAAGAAAGAGTTAAAGACTGTTTAAATACAGACGTAGACATCGTATGCAAAGAATTAGATAAAAACATGCAATGGTGGCGCGGTCTTAACGATACAAGACAGCGCGTACTAGCTAACATGTGTTTTAATCTAGGCTATCCTAGACTGAGCAAATTTAAAAAGTTTTTAGCCGCTGCAAAAGATCAAGATTGGGAAACCGCTGCTGATGAAATGATGGACAGCAAATGGGCAACCCAGGTTGGAGACCGAGCTGTAAGGCTTAGGGAGAAGATGTTGAATGGCTAAAAAAACTAAGAAAAAAACACAAACTGTGTCAAACTATAAAAAATTATTAAGGAGACCATAATGGCAGCAAAAAAAGGGCTATACGCAAATATAAACGCTAGGAAGAAAGCTGGTACAAGTAGAACTAAAAAGAAATCTACTATAAGCAAAAAAGCATATAAGAATATGCAGGCTGGATTTCCTAAAAAGAAAAAGAAAAAATAATGGCTAAGAAGTTATCTCCAAAACAAAAGAAACTAGCTAGAGTTGCTAAACCTCGTAATAAAATTACAGGTGCGGACTTTAAGAAATTAAAGAAACGTGGCAAGAAAAAAGGCTAAGCCAATACGCAAAACGACTGGTAAAGGCGGTAACTACCGTCCTACCAAAAAAGGCGCGGGTATGACTAAAAAAGGTGTAAAAGCCTATAGGAAAGCCAACCCTGGATCAAAGTTAAAAACTGCGGTAACAGGTAAGGTAAAGAAAGGTAGTAAGGCAGCCAAACGACGTAAATCTTATTGCGCAAGATCTGCGGGCCAGCTCAAAAAGAGTTCTGCTAAAACTAGAAACGATCCTAATTCAAGAATTAGGCAAGCGCGCAGAAGGTGGAAGTGTTAATGAAATTAGGTATATTAAAAACGTTAGTAGGTACAGTTGCTCCAACAATAGGAACCGCATTAGGTGGGCCTATGGGCGGCATGGCTGCGAATATGATTTCTGAAGTATTAGGATGCGATCCTGAGCCAAAGAAGATACAAAAAGCTATGGAGACAGCTAGTCCTGAGCAACTAGCGCAGTTAAAGAAAGTAGAGGCTGATTTTGAAGTGCAGATGAAAAAGCTAGATATAGATCTATTTGCATTGGAAACAGCTGATGTACAAGATGCTAGAGGAAAATTTAGTAAAGATTGGACAGCTAGAATTATAGGCATCTTTGTTGTAGGAGGGTTTATGGGCTATATATTTCTAGTAACTTTACAGCCTCCAGAACAAAACTCAGAAGCATTGATAAACCTGGTTCTCGGATACCTTGGTGGTTTAGCGAGTGCTATCATATCTTTTTACTTTGGGGCATCGAACAAACAAGACAACGAATAGAAAAAACGATAATATAGGTAATGTTATGTCATTGATTATACAAGGTTTACAAAGTTTATTAGGAAGCAATTTATTTTCTTCTGATGAAGACCCTGTGTATGTTAATAGACGTAGCACAGGCTCGGGTAATTCAGACGATATTTATTCAGGAGGCGGTTCTCCTAGTGTAGATACTTCTAGTTCAGAATCAGCTTTTGCTGATTTAATAGGTTCCGATGAAGCTTTTGCTGATCTTTACAATGCTTTACAAGACGATCCAGACTCTGTGTACAGCACTATAAATCCTATAGGATATGATGCAGATGATCCTTTCGCATATTTATACGAATCAGATCCTGAGTTTATGTACGATATTTTAACAGGGGAAGGAACTAATACTGTTAATCCAGAAGTAACGTATTCCCCTGAAGAATACG